GCGCTATACAAAACACAGGGAAATCTCAATGATATCCGGGCAATTCATGACTGTATGAAAGCCAAGGCAGCAGCCTTGCTATTCACCAAGAATTTTTTCAAAGGTGATAATACCAAGAATCCCAAAGAGTTTGACGGTCTTGAAAAAAGGCTCACAGGCTCTCAGATCATCAATCCCGGATTAGGCAATTTTGATCTAGCGTGCCTTGATGCTGCCATTGATGCAGTCCAGGGGACCCCGGACGTGATCTTTTGTAACAAGGTTTGCAGAAGGGAAATTTCAGCAGCGGTAAGGGCAGCAGGTCAAACCATCGAATCCATAACGGATTCATTTGGAAGGCAGTTAACCGCATACGCGGGAATCCCAATTGTACCGATTGAGGATGATGAGAACGGAGAAGAGATCCTTGGGTGGACCGAAGGCGGAGCGAGTACCAGTATCTATGTGGTGAAATTCGGGGTTCAAGAATATGTGTGCGGTCTGCAAGCCGGACCCATGGACGTGATTGATCTGGGCCTGCAAAACGGGATCTTCTATCAGACCTTGATTGAGGCGATATGGGGCCTTGCAGTCTTTCACCCTAAATCAGCAGCAAGGTACAGACACATTACACAGTCAACCAGTGTGTGCTTGTCTACTGAGGAGACTGTGTCGTCAACCACGACAACATCAAGCTCGACAACCACGTCAACAACCACTACGACCGCGTAGTGATGATTGGCCTGGGGTGACCCTGCCCCAGGTCATTTAACGATTAAGGAGGTTTGAAAATGTATGATGAAAAACTGCTTTTAAGTGATTACGGCGCGAATTATAGCGCCAGTGGATACGGTCTTGATTCAAATGGTGAGGCTTTGGTGGTCAATATCGGAGGTGGCGAGGAGAACAAATTTACGGGCCGTCTCATTGTGCGGGCCGATAACGTGAACAACAATCTGTACACTGATGACAACAAGTATGATTTATATCTGCTTGGTGGCGATGATTCGAGCTTCACAAACGAGGTTATGCTTGCGCACCTTGAACTAGGAATAGCCAGTCAATTGATTGGCAATGGCGATAAGTGGGAAGGAAAATACGAGATCCCCGTAAGCAATGAAATGGGAGGGGTCGTATATCCTTACTTGCGAATCCGCCACGTTCTCAGTGGTGGCATGGCAAAAATCAATTACCGTGCGGTCCTAGGTAAACTGGCTTAAACAAATTTAGAGAGAGAAAGGGGGTGAGTGGCACCATTAAGCAGTCATAAGACGAGATGAAGAGCTAAGACGTACAGTAAGCTAGGAGGGTTTCCCCTCCTAGCTTGAAGGGGACGAAAGTAAACAATGTTAAAGCGCTTGCAGACCTTACATTAAAAGGTATCCCCTTCAAGGTGGGAGGTGATTGAAATTTTCAGGCAAGTAAAAGGACCTACAGAGAGTGTCTTAAGGCAATTACTCGCGGATACACGGCTTTCAGAGAAGGTCACTTACAAGCGGTTCGACAGTGAAGCGTACGACAGAAGTCTTAGATACAACGTGGCGAGCTATACCAGTTATTCATTGACTGGAATAAATCTCAGACATAATTCCAAGAGTGTAGCGGTAGCTACATCAAGAGTGCAAGTCGGGGAGCCTGTGTACGTATTCAATGCTGAAGACATACCGGACGGTATTTCTTTGAAGGATGTCATTGTTGATGAAAACGGAAATGAATTGAAGGTAAAGGCGATACAAAACATCTTTAATATCGCGGTAAGTGTGACCGTTGAATCAGGTGGCCTGCAATAATGCCAATTCCAAAGCCCAGAGAGAATGAGACAAAAGACGAGTTTCTTGATAGGTGCTTAAGCTTTTTAGCAGATGAGGGCACCACTGGAAAAGTGGCGGTAGCGATTTGTCATACACAATGGAGAAGGGTACACGGAGGGAAAGCTCCCTCTAAAAGGGAGCTTGAAAATCGATGAGGCTCAAATTTGCCCCAGAATCAACGATCTTATTTCAGAGCATAGGTTATCACCTTGGCAATTCTTAAAGACTATAACTTGGAGCGCTTCAAGCTCACACACCTATTTCAAGGCATTGTCAACGGTCTTGATGACGATTTCAGAGAAATCCTACAGGATAGCCTTGAACGGGTGGAAACTAAGATCGTGAGACTTGCTGAAAGGTCTGAGGAGACCGAAAGCATAGCCAAGGCGAAAAAGTATCTTGATAGCCAGCGGGCAGCAGTGGCGAAGGTCCTTCACGAGGTTTATGAGGAGATAGGAAAGAAAATCGAGGATAAGGCTATCGAGATAGGGGAGGCGGTCCCGAAAATCTCATATAACTTGCTTTTGGATTGCACGAGCGGGGAGGTCAAAAAAGCGATACAAAAGACCTTCAGCCCTATCAAGCTATCAAAGGACAGGCTTAAGAGATACCTTGAATCAACACGGATCGAGGGGCTTTTCTTCAATGACTGGCTAAAGAAGCTTGAAGAAAATGCAGTCGCGAGAATCATCCGGGAAACACAAACGGGCTTAGTCCTGGATGAACCTTACAACAAGATAGCCAAAAGGATTCAGAACGCCCTGAATGCCAGCAGACACGGAGCGGAGGGACTGGCAAGAAATGCCGTTTTTCAGGCAGCTAATTGGGCGGATTATCAACATCAAATGGAGCATGAAGAAAGGTTAAGAGGTTTCCGGTTCATGGCGGAGCTTGACGCGAGAACTACTGAATTGTGTAGGTCCCTGGATCAACAGGTATTCCCTCCCAGAGAGGCGCCTGTTCCACCCCTTCACTGGAAATGTAGATCATATCTGCAACCTATCTTCAAACCGATAAAGATAGGGGATAAGACGATTGACCTTGAGAAGGAGATCAAGGGTAAAAGGATCGTGAGGATTGAGAGTAATCCTAGGTGGGTGAATCACAAGGACGGAACCCGGTCAAAAATCTATCAAGACTATGACGTCACGTTTGTAAGAAGAGATATGAGCTATAATCAAATGATGCAAACAATGGCCTTGAGCAAGGACCCCGCACACCGGGCCTTTGCTAAAGAGGCTCTGGGCCCCACCCGGTTTGACATGGTTGCTTCTGGAAAGCTGAGGGTTGAATCCCTTTATTATAGAGGCAAACTAAAAACAATTAAAGAACTGGAAGAAATGTTATGAGTTTAAAAATATACCCTGCGAATGATTATAACAGCTGGATTTCATACGTTGACGCATGTAGATATTTTGATTCTCATATTGACGCGGAGACCTGGCATTCTGCCCCTCAGAATTTGAGGGAATCCGCCTTGATCACTGCATTTCATCAATTGCAAGAATTGGCAGTTGATCTGAGTGATTTGAGAAATGAGATAAGCTATAAAAAGGCGGACGGTAGCACCACCACCCCGAAAACTGAGCTTGTCAATGCCTTGAAGCGGGGACAGTGTGAACAGGCTCTTCATATCCTGAGACACGGTATCTATTCCAGCGAGATCAATCGTTTTAGTTTGGGCGGTCTGCTTTCCGTGTCTTTAAATAAAGGGGAGACATCCCCAGGGGATTACTCTGAAAGGTGCCTTGCGGTCCTTCATTCTTACATTCAGGTCAAGACAGTGACAAAAGTGAGATGAAGGTTGACCGTCGAAAGCTCTTTGAGATCTTCCGGGAAGAGGGTGGAATCTGTCCTAAATGTTCCCATTATAAGACCTGCCAAAAGCCTTGTTATCCTGTTCAATCCTACCTTAACAGAGAGATGAGCTTTCACACCTGGGAAAAGACTTTCAAAAAATCCAAAGGGGAAATGATAACCATTACGGTGGGTAAGAAAGAGATACGGGAAACGGATTTACTAGACGAAAACAAAGAGGGCAAAAGGGATAAACCGGATAAGCTCAATGTCTTCAGTACTGAAAATGATAATCCTTTTCTTTCCCAGGCACCGGATACCAGAGCCAAGCAAACGGGGATTTTCATTGATAGATTTTTTAATAAGATGAAATTTGAAGACTTGGCTGTTAAGTATGACCTGGACAGTAGAGGGACAGCTAAAAACCATTATCAAGAGGCGGTACACAGGCTCCTATTACTCCTTGAACTACTGGAAAAGGAGAAAGGGGCACGTCTGAAACTGGATCTTGTCAAAGACAAATACAGGGCCATGGTCGGAGACTTGCCAAAATCACACAAATATTTCCTCCTGAACCGTCTGCTAGACATTGAACCGGAAACCATTGCGAAACTGGAAGAGGAGAAGGTCCAACCTTCAGAGATACGAAAGATGATTATACGGGTAAATGACGGTCTAAGGTGTGGTGAGATTTGCCTTTTCGATGCTACTCCCAGGGAGATGAGAGAATCCAAAGAGAGACTTGAAGCACACCGGGCAGCTGTAAGAAGGCATGACCGGAAGAAAAGAGCGAAAATTCAGAGCGTTTGACCCTCTTTTTGTTGGGGATACTGTTGGGGAAAAGCAATTATCAAAAAAATAAGGACTTAAGCATTTGCCTAAGTCCTTGATTTTATTAGGCTTTTTGGTAGCGGGGTCAGGATTTGAACCTGAGACCTTCGGGTTATGAGCCCGACGAGCTACCAGACTGCTCCACCCCGCGACAGATTGTTTAATTATAATAGCAATAGATAGTTAGT